TGATCATAGGCCGCTGTAGTCCCTAGCGGATAATACGTCAGCGTTTCCGTCGTGTTGTCAGATAGCGTTACGTCTTGCTTGAACTCTAGGACAGCTTTGTACACTGAGTCGGAAGTAAAAGGCACCTCACTGGTCAATCGATCCATGAGATCCAAAGTAACCGCGTGGTTCGTTGCTTCATTACTAACAACGGTGTCAGTCTGGATTGCTGTCGTGACGTTCTTGTTCGCGAGGAAGGTATAGTCCCCAGCCGTCACCGCACGAATATTTGTGCTAGGATCGGTGCTTGTCAGGTAAGCCGCGCTTGTGGGGTTTACCGTGACAGACTGCTGGACTCCGTTGAGATCATAGACCTCGACTGATCCATCGCTATTCGTGATGACAGAGTATTTTTCCGCCTGATCACGATCAATCGTGTGATGGAAGCTGGTGGTTCCTAAAGCAGAGGAAGTCAGGCTTGAAACGAACTCAGCGCCCCTTCGTTTAGATAACCCTTGGATAGCCGATGGATAAGCATTGACCATCGTTTGGGTAGCTTCCTTAATACGGGTTTCGGGCGGCTGCTGGGTAATGCCCCCCGTCAGCTTGCCAATATGATCAGTGATCTGTGCCATCATAGAATCCTTGTGCGCATCGATGCAAAGCGCAGAGTGGGCTGGTCTTGGAGGATGTTATAATCCCCTACGCGATCTTCTTCCTGTTCAAGAAGGACCATCGCCCGTTGTGCTTGGATTTGCATCTGTTGCAGGTCAGTGTCTGACCCGAGAATGTTCTGCATATATCGCGAGGCGGCATCGAGTAGGATGAACCTACGAGCAGCCTCCGTTAGGTCTTCCCAGTCCAAGCCTTCCACCAAATCCAGAACCACCTTGTCGTTAAACTTGCGGGTACGGTTCAGTACATCGTAGAGCTTGCCACCACGGTCGGTGTAGCGCTTGGTCGTGTCGGGTCGTCCATCATGTCGGGACACCGCATCAACACGCAGGGTATTCGCTGGGAGAAGAATTTCTTTTAAGGTCGTAGGGGATAACTCGCGTTTTCGCTGAGTGTTCCATGACCAACCCTTAGTTTGGATTTCGCGGGAGGTCGCAGTGAGGACTTCAAGTGCGATCTGTGCTTCCGCTAGGTCTTCGTTAAGGTTCGTAATAGGTGCTTCACCTACAGCGGCCAACATGTAGTTAATGGCCTCTAGCTTCGTTGTTGCTTGGATCATGTGTTCGCCTTTCGGTGAAGGAATTTAAGGGGAAGCCCGTTAGGACTCCCCCCTGTAGGATTTGTAACGCTTATGCGTCAGCAGCCTTACGAACTTCGTAGAGGCAATCAGGGCGAAGCGTTGCAGCACCCATAAGAAGCTTGGAAACGAGCAAAGTACCCTGCTTGGCAACTGAGTATTCGGACTCAGTGGTGAGGTCTTGCAACTTAACCATGCCGAGACCTTCTGTGTGCATAAACAAACCAAGGTTGTCAGATGCATCCACAGCATAGTCTTGGCCGAAGCCATCTGTAGGTACGCCAGCGTCTGCACCGTTAGGGGCATTCAGCGGGGTACGGCTATCAGGGCCAGTGTTGGAGTTTGCAGTGCCGTTAATCGCGAGGTGGTTCGTTGGTACAATGTTAAAGCCAGCAATCTTGTAGACTACTGCGTCACCGTAGTTACCGTTACCCGCAGAGAAATCAGAGTTGATAATCGTCTTATCGTTCTGGTTAATCAGGGAGTAGTAGGTGCGTGGTGACACGTACAGGTGACGGCCATCCATAGGGATGTCATGCTCATCAAAGTACGCGGCAGCTTCAAACGCAGAGGTAACGAGTTCAGCAGCGCCAGCGCCTGTGCCAACGTGCTTCGTTACTGCGTTCTCCATGTCAACAATACCCTTACCAGCACCAGAAGCGGCACCAGTGGCTGTTACGCCGGGAGCGCCGGGTACTTGTGCAGCGTTGAACTGGTCACCGAGACGTGCATCACGAATAGCCATCTGGAACAAGGTACGCTCACAGGTGAGAGCCAAAGCTTGAGCCATCTGCTTGCTGTATTCAGCGCGGAACTCGAAGTGCGTCAGCATTTCGTCAATGTTGTTCAGGAATACGCTGGATACCAAGAAGTCATCGATGGAAATCGTCTTCTCATCAGTCTTCATGGCCTGACCGACGATCTCTTGGCCGGGAACGAAGTGTTCAGCCTTAGCTTGGCCGATACCCGGGAATTGAGCGGTTTTGCCGCCTGAAATTGTACGGGTACGAATCTTGTCTTTGAGAGAAAACTTCTCATCAAAATGCTTTAGGACTTCACCGCCAAAGGTTTTGAGCAGGAGGTCACGGGAGTTGTTGTAAGCGTTAGCGCCATCAATGGACGCAGGAAAGTTAGCTACTTGAGCTGGGGTAGGAGCGGCTGTCTGAGCCATTTTCTTAATCCTTAAATTGAGATATTTCGTTTATTGAAAAGAGCATGCCCCCGCGAGTGAACTCAGCGTCTCTCAGGGTTATCGCCGCAGCGGCCCATCGGTATTCTTTGTGTGTCTTGGGGTATATGTTTCTTGGTCGTCACCAAGGCCGTTCCACTTATGAGCGGCAACGGTCCCCGGACCTGTGCGATATTGCGCAGAAGCCCGAGGTAGTGGGGTCATCCTATAATATAGGAGAGGGCCACCTACTGGTTCCGAGAGCGGTTTGTGGATCTCTTTTGGATCCGCAGGTTACTCATGGAGTTGTTCTTTGGGTTGCGATCTTTGTGGTCGATATCCTTGCCACGGAGAGCCGCTTTACCCTTCTTTTTGATCATCAATCGCCGTGCTTTCTTTCGCGCATCATTGCGACGACGCTGGGAAGGCTTTGACTGATAATTCGCGTATTCTTTGCGGTAGTTACGTTTAGTAGCCATCACAAAAGGCCTCCCGTTTTGTGTTGTTCATGAAGACCTGACTGACGGTGCCTAAAGAATCGTACTTACTTGCGTAGAGGTAGTCCCATTGGCTGCACGCTTGCTCAATCCCTGAACCAGCCCTTGTCGCGCATCCGCTGATGCTGCTGATCAGGACTAAGACGCAGACCATCGGAAGCAGCGTCGAGAGCAGCGCGAGACCGTCTATCGGCGTCCTCATCTTCTTTTTCCTTGTGTTGTTTTACAGCGGCTCTTTGAGAGACAAAGACAACCGCAACCAGACCAAGGAATGCCGCAGCAACCTTGGCCTTACCTGCGTCAAACCAAGTGAGAATGAATGCTAATTGTTCCATCATTTACGGCTCTTGGTTCCAGAACATTTCCATTTCGCCCGTGACAAACGCAGGGGTGAGTTAGGGTTCTTTGCAGCCTTGGAATGGGATTTCATCTGACCAGCGGACCTTGCGCAATACGCATCCCCTTTGGATGTTCCGGGGCGAACACGGGGTCCACCACCTTTTGCTTTTCCTGCTTGGCCGTAGCTTACTTTTTTACCCGAAGAAGTGACTTTTACGGACGCCTTGCCCTTAGCAGGTTTCGCCATGTCACTTCTTTTTCGGCTTAAAGCCGCCTGTCTTGTTCTTCATCTGAGAATAGGACTTAGAAGACACTGTAGACTTACTCTTTGGGCGGCTGTTGCCAGCTTTCTTCCGAGCGTTGATGTTATCGTAGAGACCTTTACCGGGCATCCTACTTTCCTTTCTGTGCGTTGAAGAGGCGTGACCAGAAAGACCGTTGAGGCTTCTCTGGGGGTTGGTACGTCATCTCTTCAGGTGTAACTTCGATGCTATAACCACCGTCACGCCAAGCTTCTCGCAAGCCGTGTATCATCCCCCAAAATAACTCATCGATCACAGCCTGATCAGACAGGTCGTAGACGATGTTGAAGGCTTCGAAGCCGGGAGCAGCGCTAGAACGAGCGCCTGCTTCCCACTTCCCCATAGCGACCATCACTTGGTACAGCCGTAGGTATCCCGCAGGGTCGCCCCATAGGTCGATCACCTCGTACATGCCAAGGCCAGCGTCGCGAGCTACAGTGTTACCGTAGGTGTCGGAGTTACCTGTGGAGTATGCCTTCATAATTGCAGCGATGTTCGTCTGCCCCGGCTTAACTTCAGCACGTCGAATGACGTAGTGTCCGTAATAGGCCGCACCGCCATATACTGAGTTAAAGGCCGGGGTAGGTAATTGGGAACCATCTGAGGCAGGCAGTGTGGCTGTATCGATTGCGCCGAACCTTGCCTCATGATTGTCACGACTGGCACCGATGGCCCCAATGTTCCGTAATCGAACACTGGCAGGCACAGACTTGTCGTGTAGGTCGTAGGCCCAAGGGCCAGTGTAGATTTTCATGGTGTAACCCTAGAGTTGCGATCGGCCCAGCTTTTGGACAACCGCATTATTGTACGCTGGGTCGGTGGAGTAGCGTGGGTCTGCCATCGCTTCCTTTACCTGCGCCCAAGAGTCGAAGCGGTCTGCTGAAGGGGCTTGACCACCCTCGATCTGTCGCACTGGATCAGACGGAGAGTTGGAGTTGCGGCGAGCCTGAAGGCCATTCACAGCAAGCTTAATTCCATCCACGTCGTTACTTTCAATTGTACGGTTAAATGCATCGATCTCACCTTCAGACAGGTTGTCCGAGGCCCAGCCAATCAGATCGTCGTAGCCTGTCCGACCGCCCACCGTAGACACAATGTCTTCTACTTGGCGCTCAACTACGGCCTGTTGACCTTCGATGTACTTGTCTACGACTTCCTTCGAGTACCCAGCCTTAGCCGCTGCATCGTAGGAGTCTGAGGACAACTCACCGCTCTCACGGTACTCCGCTTCCAGAGAGGGCAAATCCAAACCAGACTCACGCACAGTTTCTGCTGTCGGCACTGAGTCTGCTGGCGTGTCTCCAGCGCCCATCTTGCCTTCCAGCTCAGAGTACGCTTTCGCCATATCCTCAGGGGACTGGAACTTTTCTGGTAGCCATTCAGGACGTGAGGAGGCAGCAGATTTCTCTGCCGCCGCCGCATCATGGGCTTCCTGTACGAGTTGATCGGGGGTCTTCCCCACGGTCTCAGAACTCGTATCGATTGTGTTAGAGATTACTTCACCCATTAGGTTATATACTCACTTATTATTCTTGTTCTTGTGTTTGAGCTTTGGCTTGGTCACGCATTGCGCCCATACCTTCTTGCATCGCCATCTGAGCCATTGCTGCCTCTTGAGCCTGCTGTTGTTCAGCCTGAATCTGTTCTTGGGATTTGATCAGACCATCAGCATCGATGCCAAGGGAGGTAGCCACGCGCTTCATGAGGTCGCCTACGTTAACCATAGAGAGAGCTTCAGGACCGAGAGGGGCCATCATCTGCATCATCTGTCCGTACTTGGTGAGGTCATGCCCACGTCCCAAAGCCTCAAGGCCAGTAACGATAGAAGGCTTCACGACACCATCAGGCAACTCAGGGAGTTTCTTCTGCTTCTGCATCCGAGACATCAGACGGTTCACCAGTGGCTGCTGCAGTTCGCTAGAGAGTACCGAGTAGACCCCGCCCAAAGCGTTCTCCAACATGGAGGACAACAGGCGGATTTCTTCAGCGGTCACACGTTCAGCGTTACGGGTAGCAGCGCTTTCCATGATGAAGGCTTGAGCCAGACGTTGTTCGAGCTTGGCTGCAGTACCTTCAGCAACCCGGAGGTCGGACGCCTTGTTAACCTGCAGAAACTCGACGTCGGTAGCCTTGCCTGTAATGACTGCGCCATTGGAGGCGCTAGCCACTTCTGCCTTGTTTGTCTGGCTGTTGGCGTTGACCATAACCAGTGTACGAGCAGAGGCTGCAGAGGCATCGAGGATGTTCTTGTGCAAAGCCTCAAGAGACATGAGGTCACCGAAAAGTTCCTCTACGTGTGAACGTCCGTAGCTTTCTCCGGTAACGGAGGTCCAACGGAGTGCCATCAGTGGAGGGGCTTCAGCCGGGTATGTTCCATATGAGTCGGGTACAACTACATCATTAATTTCCTGATAGGTTACCCACTTGGTTTTCTTACCGGGTTCCATCGTCAGGTTGTAGCAAGTGTAGACATCAATGGTTTTAGAGCCAGCGGTGTTCTTAACCTCATATTCAGGGGTCCAGCCAACAGCCTGTAGTACACCGGGGTCCATTGTCTCCGGGGCAAACTGTTCTTTGATGGTGACCTTCTTGAGTCGGCCCTGTGGGTCTCGGGATACAACAAACTTGTCGAGACCATAGCCCTTCAAGTTTCCGTCCTT